CGCGAGAAGACCCACCAATCGAAGCTGCCCCCCGATACGACGCCAGTCGCCAGAGACTTCACCCGCTGCGCGCAGCGAATGGACCTTGTCCGCGTCCGCGTCGGGGCGTATCGCGCCGGCTACCCAGATGCCGTGTTGATCGTTCCCCACGGTCACGTCGGCCACTGCCCAACCTGTGTTGTCGTAATGAGCTGTCGCGGTTTGATGCGTCGCCGACAAGTTCGCATGGCTCGTACCTACGGTGATCTGCCCCACAGAGACGACAGATCCACTTGCAGTGATCATCTCGCCTGTCATGAAATACGGGTGCGAGTCTTCACGCGGCACTGATACGCATTCGTCCGCGTACCCGATATGGCAGCTACCCCACGGGGCGGCATGTCCGTACAGACGCCCCGACGCGTCCACTGTGATGGCCGTAGGCAGGCTCAACTTAGGGTTCTGGAACCATTCCGCAGGTGGCCGCCAATCTACCTCCACAGAGGCAACCACAGCTTTGGCCCCCGACGCAACAAGAACAGGCGGCTCGTGGCCGGCGTCACGGAGATGCGCGGCCAGATGATCATAAACACCTTGCACGTCTCCGGCCGGGATCGTAGTGCCGCCCCGCGCGCCGTTGAGGATTCCGATGCCCGATGAACACGCAGTGAGGTTGGCGGCACCGATAGATCCGTCTTCACCGATTTCGTGGTGAATGAAGCTGCACGCGTCTTTGGGAAGCATGTCATCTTCTACTCGGGCGCTGTCGTACCAAGCGTATGCCTCGCGGGTTTGATTCAGCGTCAGCGGAGAAGGGAGGCGGGATTCGTTGGCCGGACCATCCCATTCAGCATCAGACGTAGCCGTGTCGTGCGGACCGATCGCACCGAACTGGTATCGAGTTCCACCCGCTACTACGGCGCCGGCCTCGTCAAGCAGTTCAATGTACGCTTCAGCAAATGCGGGGATGTCTACCAGGGTTGCGGCTCGAATGCGCCCTGCGTGAAAAATTACCTTTTCTGGTTGGGCGAAAAGCAAGGAGAGAAAATCGTCTTCTTCGTCGTCTTCTCCGATGGTATCGGTTTCAGGCCAGATGAACTCCATGTCCGCATCCGTAATTGAGTCCGCGTCAATAGATACCCCTTTGATGAACTCGTCTTCAATCAATTGGTAGACCCGTTGTCCATCTTCGGACTTTAGGTTGAGAATTCCTTCGCCCATGATTTGATCATCTTTGCGCCAAATCCTATCAATACGACCCACGTTGACAGCTACCGTGTGTGCATCCCCGCCGTGGCTGTCTTCTTTGTTCCAACGCAGGGGCAACGGAGGATCGACCCACGTAAGGGAGTCACGGGCGAACTCCCTACCGTCACCCGTAGTGATTCCCTCAATCGCCAACGGGCCACGCCACGGCGCAATATCGCCTGAGTAGTCATTCTCGTCGGTTGCGTAGAGAGCCTCAACCTGGTTGGCCGCTTCACCCTCCGAAGCGTGACAACCCATCAACTCCCCATCTGCTTCCTTGACCACCCCCCACGGGGAATTTTCTGGGCACCCTTCATGGTTTTCTACAACGTTGTACGGCACGTCTATTCCCCTTCATCCCAAACCGCCACGATTGTGCCCCTGCATCGAACTCCCCCGAGACAGTCCACATATCCGCCTGACGGATAAGCTTGATTGGCGTCGGCCAACGTGCTAAACGATTCTCCGTCGATCGCACGACACGGGCCGCAAGCATTCTTGTCCAAAATTTCAGAAGCTGTGTAAGACGATGCGATCGGTGTCACAGACAAGACTGCCCTACGTCCCTCATTCTGTGCTGCACTAATTGCACCCCCGATAGATTCACGCGGCCCTGACTCAGACAACTCCGACAGATGAGTGTCCACTTCGGATGCGACTTGTTCAGGGCTGACAGACGGACGGCCAATCAGTGTAAGTGACCTACGTACTGCGCTCTGCACGAGTGACGTAGATAGGATACGGGCGGTCACACGAGCGATAGACTGGAGTAGCCGCGCGCCTGCGGCAGCGGTCAGATTGTCTAGACTCCATTCAGGGACCTCAACGCCCTGGCTCTCCGCCTCTCGTTGTTGTTCAACCCCCGCATCCGTGGCCGCTTGAATCAGTGTGTCGAACAGAATTGAGTACAGTCCGGAGTCATCCACCGATACGGCGTTCAATGCATCCAGGTCGTCAGTCTCTGCGGCAGCCCGAACCTGAGCTACGATCTGTTCCCGCTGACTGTCCCGGACGGACGCCATATCCCGGACAGCAGAGTCCACTAGTCGTTCCCAGTCGCCTTGCATGCGTGCAAAATCCGTACCCGCTCTAGTCTCGGCATCGTTCAAGTTACGTCGGAGCGAGACGGCGCCGGCCGTCAACGACTCGCCCAACGCGATGTCCGTGTAGTCGCCTGCGAACGCCACTCGAATGCGATCAAACGTAACGTCACCTAGCCGTTTCTGGAGTTCCTTAGCCAAGCTCAGGTCATCTGTGTACGCCATGCATACGTGGGGAACCCACGGGGTGTGTTGGACCGGAATAGCTGCGTCGTTCATGGCGTCTGTGACAACTTGTCGCACCGTTTCCAAGGGAACAGTTTCGCTGTCCGATCGGTCTCCTACAGACAGGACCCAGCACGGCGAGTCTCCATCCCCGTTCCAATGGTTCACTCCGAATGCCCGCGCGGTCACCGGTCCCGGACCTGTTTCGGACACCGAGTCAATGAGTGAATTGATCAGCACGTTTCGGTCATCATCTGACCAGTCCACACCTTCCCCTAGAAAATACAGAGTCAAGTGAAGATCATCCGTCTTCTCGCCCCCGGACAATCGCAATCTGCGAGCATCCGCCTCGGTAGGCATCAGTGCAACCATCGCTCCGCTCAGATGTTCACCACCTGACGTGGATGACTTGCCGTGCGCATGTTGAACGTGTCTACCCCGGAGGTGGAAGAACGAGTCTTCACGTACGGTTACCACTAGATTCCTCCATTCAACGTTGCAACGAACTGAGTGGCGTCCGCGTGTGGAGTCAGTTCTCCAATGCGAAACCGTCCAAAACTGTCGAGAGAGCATTCGTACATACCTGCGCGCCCCGGGAACGCACCTGTTTTAAGAGACAACGCGGCATGCGTATAGGGACACGAGTACGCGTGTTGTTCGCAGATGTTCGGGTGCAACAATTCCCACTTGTCGGTTCCGGTGAATCGGATAGCGTGCGGCGTCGATGCTTGTTTGACGAGACGCGTCGTACGAACAGCAGCCGCATCGGGGGGCGATTGATCTTGCGTAATCGGTGTGGTTCGTTGTTCTTCCCCAGCTTGCTTAGAAGCTTCCTCCGCCACCTCGGGCGCTTGTGCGGACACGGGGATGACCGGAGCGACAGACTCCTCCCCGACCAACTGCGCGAGAGCGGAAGCGGCACCAGACGGCAAGCTGTTAATAATTACCTTGAGAGCTTGCTCGCGCAGTTCTTCATCGTTCGGCTTGTCGGCTTCATCAAACCCGATTTCGCGGCGCAACGCCATGCCCGAAATCTCTAGGCGATCGTACGCTTGGATCGCGTGGGCAGATCGGTCCGGTCGAAGTGTCAGCTCGGACATGTCGTACCAAATTACAAACTTGTCAGCGTCTTCTACACCCGATGCTCTGAGTCTGGGTTGCAAGTATTGTGTGGTGAACGCGGCGCAAATCAACTCGGCATCCGGGGCAATCGTCGTCTTGAGCGCGCCTTCTTCTAGTTGCCAAGCTCCCCAGTGATTCACGTCTCCCATGCCCGTTAGAATTTCTGCGGGTATGTTGAGTTTCGTAGCCAGGCCCCTGATTGCACTGTCTCGTTTCTCGATAATTTTCTCATCGATCTTGAGTGTGAAATCAATGTGTTGAATTTTGCCCAACCATTCGCCCGGTATTTTCATGGGGATCGGTATGAGCGCCGACGCGGTACCTGGTTCCTTGATTGCCTGAGCTGCAATCTCGATCCACTCGGCCATAAAAGGATCCGGTTGGTCCGCAAATTCTTCCCGAGTGGGGAACGTGACTTCATCCGGAAATATAACTACCCCGGCAGACGCCAACCGAGATAGATACTGCGCGGTGATGTGTCGGTTAACCAACTCAAGTTCTCGCATAGTTTCACGGGCAGCGCGCGCGGAAGAATCCGACATGCTATGCCGCCTCTTGTGAGGCTTGAATACACGCATGACGAAATGGTCGGGTGCTAGGGGGCGCCAATCTCGAACCGTATCCATCGGATTTTCTGTAACGATTTCGAACTTGCCCGATCGTCTACGAATTTCCTCTGTCGATCTGACGGACCAAAACTCTCGTCCGTCCAACGTTTCCGCGATCACGTACCCCTCACCAGGTACGTCAAGTTGTGTATTCAAATCGTCCATGATGGCAGCTTGAGTCGTGGCCCCGCCAATGGCGGATACAAGCTGCATAGCCAGAGAGTTGTCTTCAACGCGAACCGGCTCGTCTTGCCCTGGTTCGATGCGCGCAGCATAGAGACGCACACGAGACATCATCCGAGACTTCCAGTCAACAGCGTACCGAAACTCGCCTAGGGTATTGTAGTATCCCCAGACTTCTCGTTGCCACGATTCTTGATTAGGTAGGAACGATGAATCGAGACCACGTACTGTAACTGCCGCTGCGGTAAGTGCACGTTCCCTAAGAATCCCCGCTGTTTCACGTGAAACTTGCGGGGATCGTCCACCTAGCCCAAACGTCCACCATGGCATGCCGAAACCTCCCGACACCCACTGTAGCCGGAGAGCGTCGCACGAGCCGCCGGACAGCGCAAAGCCCCCTCGGGAGATGGTGACCAAGGGGGCCTTGCGGCGTGGGCCGGACGCTTCCTAGCTTGTCACGTCCGGCCTTGCACCGCAACCAGCTCGCTCACTTTTCGAACAGAGCCGGCTGCCGGGTCAAGAAGCGTCGGCCGACCCACTCTGCGTACGCGGGCGGGATGGCCTCGGTGAGTTCCTCGCGTACGTCGGTCCAGTCGATGCCCATAGCGACTTGGATCTCGGGCACCGCGCCTTTGCCCCCACCTTTGCCGTAGGCGGCGATATACGGTCCGTCGTAATAGATGCCGTGCCGCCACCCCCGGACCCGACCACGGTGTCGCGGGTGGGCGGGGCGGGCGGTGATCCAAGCGCTCAATTCGAACTTGCGGTGTCGAATTACCCCGAGATCGAACGTCTCTCCGCACAGCACAACATCCGCGCGCGCATCGGGATTTTCAATTGCGTACGGGACGCCAGTCGCAGACAGGACAACACGCACGGCCGGCAGCAAGTCGGTGTACCGGTCGGAAAGTGCCGCGTTCGTACCTTTGGTCAAGGCGCACTTCGCCTGGCACGGCGGAGAAGCGTGGATGAAATCGTACTCGTGACCGTGTTCGCGGGCGTAGGTAATCGCGTCTGCCCGCACGAACCGAAAAGGGTAGTTGGGTCGGGGGACTATGTCTACGCCCGTCACGTTGAACCCAGCTCGGTGGTATCCCATGGATGCCCCGCCGGCGCAGCAGAACAAATCAAGAAGTCGAGGAGTATTCATGACCATTCCTGTGCTGCAACCAGCGCGCTCAGTGCCCACACCGCGAGCCACATCAATACGGGGGCAGGCACCCCGATTGTGGCCGCAGATCCACCCACGACACCAGCAGAGACCCAACCTGACGCGCACCACGAACACGACAGTAACGACGCCAACCAACCCGGTACCCACTTCGCGCGGTGTGTTTCACGGAGCAAGTCTCCGTTCGCGGCTTTGGACAACGAACCAGACTCCTTGAGAACCTTCTGTTCGGTCTCCGTGGCAACACGCCACCCGCCCACCAACCGATCGCGCACCCAGAGCACAGGCGGAAAATCATCTGTAACCACCAGTCGGGTCAGCCGGTACGAACCCAACGACATCACAACCAACAACAGACCATCGTTCATGTTTCCTCCTAAGCTATCTTTCGCCTTGACGCTTGCGCACCAAACGAACCTTTGCCAGCTACCGTGGCGCGCACCAACTTAAGGTGCCAAGCGTCCCACACCATCGCGTCCAGCCTGTCAGGTGACCAACCAAGCTCCGGATACCACGTAGTAAGTTGATCCTCCAGCGCTTCAAACACACCCGCATGATGCATGCGCCCCTGCGAGCTGAGCGCGCTAACCGGTTGCGCTCGGATGGCTTTTCCTTTGGTCGCCCGCACTTGACGAACAGGTATCTGCACGCCTAGCTTCTCCATTGCAGTCCCGATCACGGCAACAGCCTGGTCACCCCCGTAGTT